GATTAAGTGCTATCTCTCCATCTGTATTTGCAATTCTTGCTTGAACTGCTCTTGTATTTTTAAACGGTGGATTGTATTGATAGAAATCAAATACAACGTAGTCACTATCATATCCAATGGACATATCAGATGGATATGCCACTGCCATTGGGTCTGGTGCAACAGATTCCTCTCCATCTTCTACAGGAACATTTGGGGAATTGGGAGCACTAGATGGAATTTCATCACCTCTTAATTGAGTTACTCCACCCAATGAACCTAGTTGTGTCATTGGATCTATATTTTGCACTACCCATACAGGTCCACCAGAGGCAGCAGTTCTGTTTGCCCACACATAGTAGCGTCCATCAATACCTTTATAATATGCACCAGGATTACCGCCTGGTTGTCTTTTTGGCGCTCCTTTATATTCGGTTCCAATAGGATCATTTGCCATTACTTAGCCATCTCCCTGGATTGTGGTGTGCCGTATCCTTTCACTATTCGCTGACCTCTGATCTTATCGTAGAATTGTTCGTTGGTTTCTTCCCAGACATCTTCCTTGCTAATAGGAAATGCCCTACCATTAATATTTTTCACGAAGTCTTCAGTGGGTAGGAGGATAGCAGTATCCCATTCACTAGAAGCCAGGTCCAACATCAAACCATCAACATGGGGTTGTAGGTATTTATGGAAACATCTCTTGGGAATGTCAATTCTACCTTGCATCAACTTCTTGGTGCAAATGATTCTCTTCTTCGGTGTGAGGTAGTGTAAGTTAAGTCCCCAGAATTCACTCTTTGTTGCCTTGAGAACATAAACAAGTGGGAATCTGTCATAGTAAGGCAAGTGTCTCATCTTTGCCTTGTACTCAAACATGTATAGATGACCTTGTACAGCATATCTACGAAGTTGGTTAGCATCTTGCTCTTCTACGGCACCAACTCTGTCACTCTTTTCGTTTAGTATATACTTGTTAAAGTTTTTCTTGTAACTACTAGCTTCTGCTCTGACGGCAGATCTATACCAGGAGAGTGATTTCTTTTCTCCTCCTGTTTTTGCGGTTATTCGCTCAAATAGTGTTTTATATCCTGGATCGCTATTTACATTATTTCTCTGAATGGAAGCAAATCCTGTTGCCATTGTTCTAGACTCCTAAGTGATCTTCGGTAAGTATTAAGAAGTTCATCTGCCTGTCTTCACAATACTCTCGCGCAGCAGACCACTTAGTTTGGTTCTTTGCGTAAGTCAGAGCAGCATTACGATAGGCAGCAGTTTTTTTGTTTTTGTCATTCGGTGGTTTTGTTTGTTTTTTGGGTTTTACTTCAATGATATACTTGGTGATTTTACCTGACTTTTCACGTACCTTAATATAAAAGTCTGGATAATATCTTCTCACTTTACCATCAGGTGCTCTGTATGGTATAATAATTTCTTCACTACCCCACTGTAATATACTAGGGTTATTGTCACAGAACACCATGAACTTTCGTTCCCATAGCGACCTATAAACAATGTTTGTCGGGTTGCCACGGTACTTCTGAGGATTGATAGGTTTAAAATACCCAGAGTACGCCATAAATATAGTATGTCCAACATAGATATTTAGCGTGTCTATAAACAGTTTCTTAAGCGTGATGAATGCAAACGGCGGAATGTCGCTTGCGAATAACTTTGTTGTGAAATTTCCAAACCCTGCTGTTCCTATTCCTGGATACAGTGCAAATCAGGGTAATGTATTTGAGTTTCTATGTGATGAAGCTCAGTTACCTAACTCTACAGCGGCAACTGGAACGCTTAAGGGTAGATATCTTGGAGAGGGTCAAATTAATTATGCACACACTCGTGTATTCTCTGAATTCCAATTAGGATTTCAATGTGATGCTAATATGACACCATTGAAGTTTTTAAATGATTGGTATGGAATTATCTTTGGCGAAGGCGCATTAAATACAACTTCTCAGATTGATGCGATTCAAACTTCTTCACCAAGAGCTCCTCAAAGAACAAATAGACTAGCATATCCAGAAGATTATTGTAGAACTATTAGTATAACGAAAACAGAAATTGGTCCTGATAGAGCTAGACTCAGACCATCAGTTACATATGTTTTGGAAAGAGCATGGCCATATCAAATTGATGCTGTTCCATTACAGTTTGGATCTACGCAGTTGACAAAAGTCACCGCTCAGTTCTATTATACAAGGCATACAATTTATAATAAGGATGTTACTGCGATACCAGCAAAAACGGAATCTTGATTCCATAAAAGTGGGAAAATTTTTTCCGCTATTTTTTGGGTAAAAAAGTCGCGCTAAATATAAATACGACCTGAGGTTATTATCATGGCTTTGCCAACAATGGACCTTCCATCCTATGAGTTGGAAGTTCCTTCTACTAAGAAAAAAATCAAAATTCGCCCTTTTTTGGTAAAAGAAGAAAAAGTCCTTCTTTTGGCACTTGAGAGTGATGATGAGAAAAACATTAAACAGGCGGTACTTAGTCTTCTTAAGGCATGTATTCAGTCTCGTATTAAAGTAGAAAATCTTTCTACTTTTGATTTAGAGTATATTTTTCTCAATATTCGTGCAATCTCTGTTGGGGAAATCGTTGAAATTTTGATTACTTGTCAAGATGATGAAGAAACCAAAGTTAAGTACAATTTGAATCTTACTGATGTTAATGTGGTTTTCCCAGAAGGTCATACCAACAAAATTATGCTAACTGACACCACTGGTGTCATTATGAAATATCCATCTTTTGATGATTTTGTAGAAGGTCAGTTTTCAAACAAAGCATATGATGAAGATTCGGTAATTAAAATTATTGCTGGTAGTATTGATCAGATTTTCCAAGGTGAGGATGTCTATGACGAATCTACTACTAGTAAGAAAGAGTTTGTTCAATTTGTAGAGGGTTTGACAAAAGAACAACTTGAAAAAATACAGGTCTTTTTTGAATCTGCTCCTAGATTAGAACATACATTTAAGATTACAAATCCAAATACTGGTGTGGAGTCTGAATATAATCTTAGAGGTCTGCAGAGTTTTTTCGGATAGCACTCTTCCACAATACTTTGGAGGGGTACTATAAGACTAATTTTGCTTTGATGCAACACCATAAATATAGCTTGAGTGAAATAGAAAACATGATGCCTTTTGAAAGGCAAGTCTATGTTTCCTTGTTAATGCAATACTTGGAACAAGTTAAACAAGAACAAGAAAAAGCAAAACGGTAATGGCAGCAGGAACAGTCTCATATACTGATACTAGAGGTAACAAAGATTACCTTGGTATGATTGCAAGTCAAATTGGCAAGCGTGTTAAACAAGCTTCCAATATGGCGGCAGAAGAACGTGCTTTTGCTGCAAAGAGAGCAGAAGAACAAGGAACGTCTCTGGAAGAGGCGGGGATTGGTAAAGGATATTTTTTCAAAAGAGCCCTTGGTTCAAGATTTGGCGGAGATAAAATTGCCAGAACCAGGGGCAGATTAGGAGCAGAGGGTCCTGGAAAAGATCCTACTAAAAACTACAAGCAGAGATTCCGTGGTGGATTTGATTATAACGTAACTAATGAAATTCAATCTGCTACTGTACCACTGTCTAGTGCATTAGTTGGTGGACTTCGTGGCGTAGAAAATGGATTAGATAATATTTCTCAAGCTCTCGCTACTATGGGTAGTGGGATGAGTGACCTTGCAAGAGGTCAAAATGATCTTGCAAAAGCAACATATTTCAATGGCATGGTCTTAAGGGTCATGGTTACTGAAATTAAAAGACAGCAATCTAGAATCGCGGGAAGAAGAGAAGAAAGATCACTTGAGGGTGGAAGACCTAGACTGTCAGGCGGTGGTGGTGAAACTAATATCAAAGGACTGCTACCAGGAGCAGGTGGTACTGGTGGTGGTTTTAAAAGTGGTTCTGATATTGGTGACATTGCTAGAGGTGCTGGTCAATTTTTAACTAATAGAAGTGCTTATAAAACTGCTGGATCTGCTTATAAAGGTGGATCTGGTGCTATGAAGTCATTGAGAGCAGGTGGCGGCGCAATAACAAAAATTCCAGAAGTTACAACTGCTATAGTAAAGAATGTAGATAAAGTATCAACACCATTAGAAGTTTTTAATACTACTAAAAAACTAGTAAGGGGTGGTGCTGCCCTCGTGGGCAATGCGGATGTTGGCGCAAGGATAATGAATTCTTTTGATAAGTCAATTTTTGGATCTGGGACAGGTTCTATTACTAAAAGAATGGGTCCTGGAGCAGCAGGATTGGGTCAAATAGTAGAAATTGCTGCAGAAGTTGATCCAAAAAATGCAAAAGCCTTGGCAGCGACAAGAGGAGCACTTTCTCCTGGAGCAGGACTTGCTTCTCTTGGAGATGACGGTCTTGGAATGATTACCAATTCTCCTGATGTTGTAAAAGCTCTGAATACTGCTGATGCAGTAACTGATGGTGCTGCTACTGCTAAAACAATTGCTACTGCTTCTGATGCGGGTGCTACTAAAGCAGGACTACTAGCTTTCTTGAAAACCCGCAAACCAAAAGGTTTGGTTAGAGGTAGTGCTTTTACTAGAATGATGGTAAGAAATCCTGCTGGTAAAGCGTTCTTGAAAAAGCTACCTCTTATTGGTGCTATTGCTGGTGGTATTTTTGCTGTGCAGCGTCTCATGGAAGGAGATTTTCTTGGTGCTGGTTTAGAACTTGGATCTGGTCTTTTGGGTGCTACTGGATTAGCACCTGCTTCTCTTGCTCTTGATGGATTGCTACTTGCCAGAGACTTTGGAGCAGTTCCATTTGCTAAAGGTGGTGTTCTTACAGGTAAGAGACCAGTTAATGCACTAATGGGTGAAGCTGGTCCTGAAATTGTCACTCCACTGAATGACGAGACATTCATTAAATTCGGTCAAGGTTTTATTGATGCACAAAAACGTAATAGAACTGATGCTGCTAAGATCCAAGCAGAAGGACTTAAGCAATACTATGAAGGAATGGGAGGGTGGAATAAATTTGGAAAGTCATTTGAAGGAATATTTGAAACGTTGAGGAATATTATTAGTAGTATTAGATTACCATCTATTTCTGAATTACTTGGTCGTGGTGGTGGAACTACTGGTAATATTGATGCTTCTAAGATTGATGCTGATAGTCCACAAGCAAAAGCACTCATTGCTACTATCAGAGAAGTAGAAGGAACTGCTGGTGAAAAGGGTTATGACACTTGGTTTGGTGGTCGCAATGAAATGAAGATGACTGATATGACACTGCAGCAAGTCTATGATGAACAAACTCGGAGAATGAATGCAGGAGAGACTACTTATAACGGATTATCTTCCGCTGCTGTTGGTGTCGGTCAATTTATGGATCCATTGAATCAAGCAAGAGCGATGTATGCTGCTAGAGGTCAAGCATTTGATCCAACCAAAATCAAATTTGATCAAAGACTACAGAATGAATTGCTTCTAGACTTGGCAGCAAGAAAGCGTGGTATTGATGTGAATAAGACTCTTACTAAAGCAGATTTTGATGTCTTGCAGATGGAGTGGGCAGGACTTGGAACATATTATGGTCAAACTAAGAGAACAACTACGGATTCTTTGGGAATTTATCAAGGAAACCTTGGCGAAGCAAATAGAGGATTATCACCACTGTTGCAGAATACTGGTACTGCTGCTCAAAGCGCAAATCAATTGAACTCAGCTAGTTCTAATTTAAGTATGCTATCTGGACTTAATTTTTCTACTCCAACAATTATCAATAACACCAATTATTACACTAACCCTGGTGGCGGTGGTAGTGAGGATGGAAATAGTCTTGGTTCGCCGTTTGACGTGCTATCTGCATTTAACGCACAATATTCTTTGGCAACTAAGTAATCATGGCAGAACAACATTCTTCTCAAGCAACTATTGTAAAATGCATTCTGTCTAACGCGAGTGGATCTAAAAGGCAACTTTTAGGTGGTGATATGATTGTGTCTTTTACAGTACACGAGAGTATTTTGTCTCCTTTTATGGCAGCTAATTTGATTATTAGTGATTCTGCAGGTCTTTTAAACTCTTTTCCTATTCAAGGCGGTGAAAACATTGAATTTGAAGTAAAGACTACTTTTGATGACGCACCAATTGTGTATAAATTCAAAGTATATAAAATTAGTGGAAGACTCGTAAAGAATAAAAAGCAAGCATATATGCTTGGACTCGTTTCAGAAGAAGCATTAATCAACGAAACTTTAAGAGTGCAAAGTCACTTGACAGGAAACCCAGAAGCTATTGTTGCCAAACTTTTGGGGTCTGAATATCTTCAGTCTGTGAAAGATTTCTTTTCTGAACCTTCTAGATTTGAAGTTAAATTGAATGCAAATAGAACTAGACCATTTGATGTTATTTCCAAATTAATTGTTAAATCGGTTTCTCCCAAAACAAACTATGGTGGAACCATCTCATCAAATACTAACGAAACAGCACAGCAAGTAAAGGGTAGTGCTGGATTTTTCTTCTGGGAAACTAAAAGAGGAT